CATTAGCCATTCATCCTTATCGCCAGTCTTTTTAAGTTTGTCTGAAAACTCTACGATTGGATCGGCATTGCCAAAAGTTATTGGAGAAAGCATAGAACGCTTACCAATGTCATAATGGAAATACAATTCTAGAAATGGATTTTCTTTGCGATGTACATACGGTACGATGCGGATACGTGTCTTACCTGCTTCAGGTTTCCACAAATTTTGTTTTTTGTCATCAGCTTTGTTCAACTGATTAAGCTTTGCTTTAATAGCGTCTAAATTAAGTGCCATTAGTTAACTCCTTTTAAATGGTTAATAAAATATAAAATATTAATTACAATATAAGTAATTAAATCGTTAAATCAAAATAATTAATTAAATTTATATAAATAAATATCAATTCCAGGTAATTTTCTTAAAGAAAACCAAATTGATAACTCGGTATCCAACGTCATCTGTAAGTATAAATGAATTTTGATAACGCGTCCAATCTAACTGATATGTTTTGTCTAATATGCCATTGTTTACTTTGCGAATAACTTCGTTAAGTGCATTAACCGTATACAAAGTATTGGTTTCTTTTTTACGATGTATGCTTATTGTATTTTGTCCTCTTCGTGCCGTTTCATTTGCATTATAAGTGCAATACAAATTATCTGTTAAGTCTACATTTGCAAATACAAATATTCTGCGTTCTGGAATTTCATAGTTTGTTTGTATGTAGTCAGTTATAATATTTAAATCCGTACGATGTGCAAATGTGCAAAGTAGTTGTGTTTTCAAAGTTCATATTCCTCAGTTATATTCGTATCACTTAAATCAATTTTATCTGAACCAATTGCAGATTCTATTATACGTATTTTTCCGGCATCTATAACTACATATCTAAATTCATTTGTAACTCGTATACGATCTTTTCTGAAAACGATAAATTGCAAATCAGTGCCTATGATTGAATCAACTGCTTCTTGTAAATCAACATCCAGCATTTCTGGATTTCTTACGTATTTCAATCGACGAAGTTCCGTATTAATATATGTAATATCTTGGCTACCGTCATCTATAGGTTTTATAGTTATAGAACCATCGATTGCTTGAGTTAATGGTTGAATTGACATTTCTATAGGCGTCGCATTTGGTCCGCGTAAAATAACGTTAGTATAACCTTGTATTTCAGAATTTAATGCATTTGCTTCTCGATAAAATTGCATTAAATACTGTTTATCTTTCATATTTAAATTTCCGGCTAAAATAAATGTTCTCCGTTCATCTAAGTATGCAATACAATTTAACAAAGTTTCGTTAAAATATTTATGAAATGAAAATTTTGGATTTTCAATGGTTCCTCGTAATTGATCTAATCTTTTTAAAGTTGTTACAATTTCATCCCAAAATTTAAATCTAGTAACGCTGCCTTTAGTACCTAATCGGATTGATTTAGCATTTCCTTTACCGCCGGTATAATCTTTTATTTCGTAGGATTGCCCATTTGCTGTCATATCAAATGATACGCCTCCTCCATTTATTTTAGATCCTTTTATTAGAGATGCTAATAAAATTTCTCCTTTTCCTAAACCTTTGGTTTCTAATTTAAATAAATCGTAATAAAAACCAGTTCTAAAATTTATAGTATTTAATTCATCTTCATTAACGCCATTTAACGTATATAATAAAGATGCAAACATTTCAGATTGTTCTGAATTTAATTGATTTAAAAAGTTTAACGTTATACCATCTGCTTCAGTCGGCAATGAATTTAAGAATTCTCGAAATTCATTGGTTTTATTTGTTTGTTGAATCGCATTGATTAATAATTGGTTTTCAATCGAGTCAAATTGTACGGATTCGGAAATTGTCTGTTTAACGTTTCCACGAGCTCGTTCTACAATTAATCGTGCTTCATCAGCGGATATATTTACAACTTCAAGTAACACATCATACAATGTTTCATAATCTCTGGAAGTTGTGGGATATCCTTTTGGTAGTCGATAACACCATTCTGTTAATATTAAATCAATATCAATGTTCATAACGAGACTGTTTTCATTTTACTATAAATATCGGCAACTTTCACTTTTACCGGAAAATTGCCTTGTTCCAACGTTTCTTTTATTTGTGGAATAAGATCTTTGGCTTCTTCAAATTTACTATCTAACAAAACGCTATCATACGTATACAATATTAATTTAGTTTCGTATGATTTTAATAATGCAGATATGGCTTGTAATTTTTTTACAGATACTTCAGTTTCCAATGCCTGTAAGTAATAATTGAATACTTTGTTAGCCGTAGGATTGGTAATTTGTTCTGAAGTTATACGTCTTTGCAATATGGGAGTTTCTATGTATTTTTTAGTTTTCCAAGTATTCCATAACGAATAAATAAAATCATTGATTTTTGCAAAAAATGGAATTGATAGAAATTCTCGATCTATTCCTCCATATAACAATCTAAACGTAATTTGTTTGCTTTGTTCATACTGTTCTTCAGTTAACGTATCCGTATCAAAATAAAAATGACCAAAATATTCATGTACAGATTCTGATGGCAATTCGTATCCAATTAAACGTGCAATCAATCTAACGTGATATGCATCAAAATCCATTTCTACTAACGCGCCATTATCAAATCGACTACAAAATGCATCACGGGTACCATCTTCTTTGTTCATGGCTGCAAAATTAAATCCTCGATACGCATTACTCGGACGTCCCGTAGTTGTATGATAATTGTATTGCGAGTATACTCGTCCTTCATGTATCAATTCTGGCATACGAAAATCATCCGTTACTTGCAAACCCGCAGATTCAATTGCCGCAAACGTTTCCGGATATGTAGAATTAAACATTTGATATGACTCATCTAGTTTTACATTAACGCACATTGGCCAAGCATAGTGACGAATCTTTTGACACATTTCCAAATGTTTCTGTAATGGCACAATGCAATTAACTTGTGGCATTGATTGATGTCGTCGCCAATAAAATTTATGAGATGCTGTTGGATAATGTGATTCGTCATATGTTTCTCCATATGTATACCACCACAACGTCTTAACATCCCATACATCCCGGTTTCCTCCCAATTGAAGCCATGCTTTCTTATCATGAACAAAGATATTCTTTAATTCTAAAAACCTCGTAACATGTTTTGAAAACCCAATCAATTGTTCCGTATGGCGTATTGGAACTATTCGTTCTACATCATCTTCCGTATAAACATATATTGCACATATCGGATTAATGCTACAATGTATCGCGTTACTACATAATATCGGAACTATCAATGTGCGCTTTTCAGCAATACATTGAAACAATGCATCGATTTCATCTTCATAGTCCAATATCATACATTAAATATATGAATTTTTTTGAAAAAATCAAATCTATCTTTGATTTATATCTACCGGAATTTTAAATGTATTGTCTGAATAATATTGTAATGGATCTGTTAACACGTTACTAATACCTGGTATGAATCTTTGAGCATATGCAATTTGTTCCGTGTTTTTTGTGCGTACTCCTTTAATTGTAACTACACCTTGCGTTTCATCATTTACAGGACCAGATATGTACCATCTAATTTGAACTCCAAAATATGAATTAGGATCAATTCGTCCATTTTGCCATGCTTTAAATTGTAATTCGTCAATTTCTACAAATAACAATTCGTTGAGTTTTTTTACAAAATAACGAAAAATGTATCCCGTTTTTATATCAGATTGTGTTATGCTAACTACAATTGGATTTGGTTGTAAAAAACTAGTTTTTAAATTTCGTTTTAATTCGCTATATGGCGTATCTTTATTAACTTTTCTTATTAATGGTTTTAATTTTTTAGATATTCTAGGATCCCAATTGGCTTCTGTATAAATTTCATTGGTTAAATAACGATGATACATGCCGCGATATTCATTACCATCTTCAGTTTCGAATTCACCCCCACTTGTATACAAGTTAGTGATTATTTCATCTGGCATATAAAAAGATCTAATTCTCATGTTATTCTATATTTGGCCTCATTATACATCTTACTTCAGTTTCCCATTGTCCATCTCCCGTAACAGTATGCGTTATTCCTATTATACTAAACACCGTATTAACGCGATACCGTAACGGCAATGCATCAAACGTTAAAATATCTCCGTAACGTAAACCATTGACACCATCAATTTTAAATGTCGCATCAAATGGGAATATAGGAGCAGTTAATTGTTGCGAATCTCGTAAACTAGGAGTCGGATGTTTTAAATATTCAGTTAAATCTTTGTATAATGCGGCGGTAAATTCTGTTTGTGATGG